GTGTTGCCGCCAGCGGTGGTTGCGCCAGAGAAGGTGCTGTCTTGACCGAAGTTGGCGATTGTTTGCAATGCAGTTCCAGCATTAGTGTCATATGCTTGAATAAAGAAGTATTCTCCAGATATGCCGCTAAAAGCTGGATTGGTTCCGTTTTCTGGGTCGCCACCAGCAATCCAAACACCGTTGACACCCCACCATATTTTTCCATCTTTTACAGCAACCGAAACAATATCTCCCGCAGCAACAGTAGAACCGTAAGTCGTGTAAGAACCATTATTTGCTTTTTGACCACTATTTAAGTAAAGAACATAACCGTTTTTGCCTGCCGTAGCTGGCTTACTTAAATCAGAAATATTTGTAGGTGCAATTCCTATTTCGCCATAGCTTCCTACTATTTTATAAAACTCAGCGTAATAACCTGTTGCGTCACTTGGGTTGAACCCAAAAGTTGTACCAACGCCGCTATCAGTGCCGTGAACTATTTTTAAATTGCCCTCCGACAAAGTTATTGTGTTGTCGGTATGAATGGAATTGAACGTAGCAAAGTTATTCGCCGGACTGTCAATCAGGCTGTCACGATAGTCTAGGTTGTTAGGTGTCCAGTGGTTGCCCTGACCAGATACGTCCTTCCAGAACGCTGCTTCGCGTGTGTCGGCAAAGGCCATATAGATGTAGGTGCCGCCGTTTGTGTTTTTATCTCCATACGTTGTAGTAATTTTGAATCCATTGGCTAAGAAATCCACACCATACGCTGTAGAACTTGCTTCAGCACCAGAACTTTGTGTCCACAATGAAGGCACAGGGCCTCCGTTATATGTATATCTTGTGCTATCTGTTATCCACCATTCACCTGTCGTATCTACTCGTTTTGTTAGGACGTAAGCAGGGCGAAATCCCAAGTTAACAAAAGGCCCATTAGAACTACCGTTGCCAGTATATGACCCGATGGACGAATAGCCAGCCACCGAATTGAACGCATAAAACACAAGCTGTTCACCAGAGTTATATGCAGTTGAGATTGTAGCCACAGATGATGTTGGCGCAGTATTATTCCAAAATGTGCTACCAGTTGTCGCTGCATCTGTGCCATTTAGACGTATCCATTTAGTAGCGTCTGTTACAGACGAATAAGAAAACCAACTACCAGTGCTGTCACGCCGCTTCAGTATAAGCAGTTCCGGTGCGCTTGTGAGGCCGTGTCCAAATGTTTCTGTGCCAGAACCTTTTGTGAATGTGCCTATGCTAAACCCATAGTCAGGATTTGCCTTGACCGTACTGGTGATTGACCCATCAGTATTGCTTGCGGCTGAACCGCTGCCAGCATCCCAGCACCAACCTACATAATTGTAACTTGCATTATTAACATCATTAAGATTACCAATACTAAATCCATCCGTATTAAACGATGTAAGACCATTAGCGTAAGTATATTCTTGGTCCGTAGTATTGCTAAATACATGTTTAGTAGCTCCTCTAACACTATCAACAAGTTGATGGCTATTTGCAGAACTTCTATTTTTAATCCAGACTAAATCAGGCGAAAAGCCCAACCCGCTGATGCTTTGCGTACCGCCGTTGCCACGATAGGTAACTGCATTGAACCCCTCGCTGACCACATCATCTTGGAAGGTCAGGTGGAAACCGTTTGTACCGTATGAACCAGCGTAGTCTATAGCTTCCCAATAGCTATTGGTGAACTGACCAAAGCTGCTTGCGTCTAGGGCTTGACCGTCAATGAAGTGGATGTCGGATAGGTAGCCGTCTAGGAACTGATTAGAACCTGAGTTTCCGCTAATGTAATGTGCTTGAGTATTGTTGATGATACAATCTAGGTTTTGCGATGGATAAGAGGCAGTGCTTAAAGACTGCAAGTTACCATTAACGTAAATCTTTATTCTGTCAGATGAAGTTGCTTGTGTAGTGTCCACCGAAATAACAAAATGATACCAAGCAGACACATCTCTAAATTTTGCACTTGTGTTTAAATTCCAAGTGCTTGCATCACTTCCCCAGAAAATAATAGTGTCGTCTGTATTAAATAACAAACTGTCTGAATAAGTGCTTGTTGATTGTAAAATCCTTTGATAAGACCCCAAATTCCCACGCTTGACCCAGCCACTCCAAGTCCAAGTCTTGCGGTTGCCAGCAGCAGCCGGTGTCCAGCTTAGATACTGGCTTTCGTCATCGTTGAACTTGAGGGATTGCTGGGTGACTTCCTCTTCACCACTACTGTACATCCATTGGGATGAACCTAAAGGTGTACTCATAATATTCTCCTATGTAAATGCAATCTGTGGCGTACCTAGCAGAATGTTATCTGTGGCTTGTACTACATATGGCACAATGTCTACAGCGTTAGCGTCTGCTGAGAGTAGTAAACCTAACCCACCAGCAGTTTTATAGTTAGTATCAATAGAGACTGTTCTGTTTCCTGTTGCATCCTGAACGAATACAAAGAAACCAGACTGTCCTAGCTGTTCTGTTGTTGGATTTACTAAGGTAATGTCACCTGTAAGAGTGTAAACAAAGTTTTGATTAGCTGCTAAGTCAGGTGTTGTACTACCTGTTACACTAGCTGTCTCTGTGGTAGCTACTGCTGTACCTGAGATAGTAATACCAGCAGCAGTTGTTTCCATCTTCTTAATATTATCATGGTAAAGGTCTACTGCACCTGCGTTAGTACCCTCAACATATGTAACACCTGTAGTATTACCCACACGTACTACTTCACCCTCAAGGTTTACAGTACGTCCAACATAGTTATTACGAACATAACTATCTAGACCGTTGTTGTAAATCTCAAGACCAGCAGAACCATAGTTGGTTTTAATGTTGTCGCCAAAGTTGATGTCACCAGTCATGGTTCCACCAGTTATGGCTAAGAAACCAGAACCTGATACGTAGGCTGCTACCCATGCTGAACCTGTGTAGACCTTCATAGCACCGTCAGTGCTGTTGAAGTAGAGGCTACCTGCTAGAAGAGCGTTACCATCGTTGTCTACTACAGGCTCTAAGGCAGTTGTGAAGACACCTAAGTACCTATCATCAAAGTTATCGTAGGCTGCTAGTGTTACATCACGTGCGTTTTCCGCTGCTGTTACTGCTGCGTTAGCTGATACTACATCTGCATTAGTAAGCACTAAGTCTGCTGCTGTTAGTCCAGCATTGGTTGAGGCTACGTTAGCATAGTGTTTAGCTGAGTAGTCAGTAGTAATACCATCACTAAGAGTGTACTGCGTGTTAATAGGGTGCAATACAATCTTAGTAGCATCAGGGATAATAGCCCCTGTAGCCGCTGTAACGGCTGCGTTAGCTGCTATCACCGCTGCACTAGCTGCTGCTGATGAGATACCGTCAGCGTAAGCCTTAGTAGCTGCATCAGTGTTAGCAATAGGTGTGCCTACGTTCTTAATGACGTTACCCTGTGCATCCCATTTGTTGTCAGTATCCAAAGCAATAGCATCTGCTGAACGGTCTGCTGACTCTTGGGCTGCGTGAAAGACCTGAATAGCTGAGTCATCCAAGTCTTCCTCAGTCAACACTGAGCCAGACGCAAAGTCCACTGCACGTGCTGTAAGGTCTGTACTACGGCGAACCTGTACTAGCGTACCAGTAGCAGGGGCAGAGGTTAGTTGTACAGTAGAGCTAGAAGGAAAAGTTAGACCTGTCTCAGCCACACCGTCAACGGTTACACTGATTTCAGCAGTGTCCTGATATGTAAAGGGGATTGAGAACTGCGTAGTCGCATTATCCCCTGTATAGTTTTGATATGATAAAGCCATTTGTTTTCCTTTTAATCTACTAGGCTTGCGGTAGCGTTAAGTATCTGTCTTGCTCCATAAAGTGAAGAGTAAGGCAGTAGCCGGAGTAAACTACGCATCTCTGTTTCTGTTAGGTCATTACCACCAATAGCTTGTCCTAAGTCTTTTACGCCAGAAGCAAGCCCTAAAAACATACCAGCGGCTGCTGGTGTGATAGATTTAGTTGATCCATCCATAGCACCTGTTGTAGCTTCATAAATAAAGCCAAACATAGAAGCAGCACCAATCTGACTTAACGCACCAAAAGCTAGATTCCCAGCTTCCATACGCTTTTTCATGTACTCTTCTCTATCGCTACGGCCTAATGAATTAATATGAGAACGCGAGATATACATAAGAGTACCTAACGCAGCAGCAGATGTCAAAATTTTGGCAACATCTACAGCATCTCCATTAGCTGCACGTACAGCCAAGCGTCCTGCTTGCTGTTCCATAGAAGCCATAGGGAAGGATAAGAACTGAAATAGGCTCTTGCCTACCTCACTACGTAACCAGTAGCTAACAGAGCCATTGTTCACTTCCTGTACTGACTGCGTAGCTTCTCTTCTAGCAGCACGTAGGAATACATTCTTAGCTGCCTGACCTTCAAGTGTCTTATCCCAAGCGTCAAGATTAAGATAGTCTAGTGTGTCATCATCTGTAAACTCAGCATGTTTTCTGATCTGCTTATTGATCTCTAAAGCCATGACATCAGTGATACCCATTTGCTCACGCTTAATAGCAGAGAAGGCTATCTCATTACGTTTAGCTTTCATAGCTACTTCTGTGGCAAAGTTATAGATAGATAATCTGCGTAAGATATCTGTTACACCCTGAAGACCTGAAGCAATAGACACAAAGATACGTGCCTTACCTAAGGCTTCATCAAGTCTAGTTACCTCACCAGAGCCAAGGAAGTCTTCACCCTCTGCAATACCACCCTCTAGTCTGTTACGTTGTGATGTAACTTTAGTTAGAATACCATCACCACCTGTACCAGTAGCTACCATCATTTCATGGGCTGCTCTATTCTTTAGCTGACCTGTGCTGGCATCAATGATAAGGTTCTTAAACTGTGGGGCAGTCTTTAACAGAGTTTCAAAAGAAGTCTCAAAGACTACGTTAGAAAACTCCATCACGGCTGACATGCCTGACATGCCCATGTTAGCAATAAAGCCATACTCACGCACACGTGCTAAGTTACGCTGTGTTAAAGGAGATAGATCGCTATCATATGCAATACGCCCTGTCACACTCTTATACAAAAAGTCTAACTGCTTACGAGCATTATCAGCATCAGGTGTTCCTTTAGGTAACTTGCTTAACAATGTTTCAAAGTTAGAGCCAATAGTATTAGTATTAATACCATTACGTGCCAACCCTGTAGCACCTGCTACCTGAAATAAATAGCTTTCATACAAGTTACGTGCGTTACGATCTAACAAGTCAGACATGCGTAAGGTAAATACTCTACCATCTGCACCTGTTACTGGCAGTTCAAAGTTCTCATCAAGACGCATACGATGTTTAGTACGTGGGTGTCCCTTAATAGGGAGCCTTTTGGAAAGAACATCAAGCATAATCTCAATATCAGCTTCGTCAATACCTGCTGCTTTTAAGGCTGCTTTAGTATCATCTATATCAGCCATACCGTCACCAAGCTTACGAAACTCATTACCAGTAGGAGTAAAGAAAGCTTTAGCATAGCCACGTGACATAGCTCTAATGAAGTTATCAACAGCTTGCATGTTTACATTCTTTTTACCTGCCGATGTTAAAGACTTTGTAACATCTTTGACAATAGTTTTCTGTTCGCTTCTGATAGCACCCTCAACTAAGTCAACAAAGGCAGGATTTAAATCACCATCAACATCAGGAAGCAAAGCTGATTGCTCTTTTGTACCCTGCCTATAGACAGCTACATTAGTTCTATTAGCTTTACGTGGAAGATAGTTTTGAATGTTACCCATCATCTCAGGAATCCATCCAGCAGCATTAGAATCAATAGCCATTTGAGCTACTTTATCCATACCTGCTGAGTAAATCTGAGCAATGCGCTTTATTTCTGGTGGAGCATTGGGATCGGGCTTACGCATGTAATCGCCAACTAATTCTTCTAATTGATTTGTTCTTAACCCTGTTTGCTTTCCAAGAGCTTTGTAAAGATTTGTTAGTTCTATAGCATCAGGCAGTAGTGTAGTAGTGATAATCATGTCACGTGTTTCAAGTGCATTACTACCTACTACATCTACACCACCCTTAACACCTAGACTATCAAGAGCTAATCCTCTGCCCAACCAGCGAGTAAGTCCATCTGATGAGTTTAGAAGAGGAGCTAACGATGCCACAAGTCCTCTAGGCTTTACCAAAGCACGTAAACCACGTTGCAGAGGTGTAGCTTCAATCTCTTCTTGTGTCATCTCAGTGATATCTTTTCTAGATACCCCTGCTGTAGTACTCTCTCCTATATCAACAGCCTGATCTGCGCCTGTGTTAAAGTCATCATTACGATGTGCAATATCAATAAAATGTTGAGCTAGTTGTTCATCAGTAGCTGTCTTTAGGATAGCTTCATCCTGTGGAGATAGTTGTTCACCATTAGCTCTACGTTGAGAAGCTGCTAGTATCTGCTGCCTTTTTGATGAGTAAGCAGCATACTTACTAACACCAGCATTTACAGTACCACCAACAGCAGCAGCAAGCATAACATCATTACCACTAACTTGATGCACAGTTTGTGCGCGTAGTAGTTCAAGACCTGCTTGTTCTGCTGCACCAATGCCAAAAGAACCAGCTAACCACTTTCTGTTAGCACTCATTTTGCTAAAAACATTGTAACCTTTAACACCTACAAAAGTAGCAGGGCCAGTTACAGGAGCAAACTGAGGCTGTAGTGCAGCGACAGCAGTTGCTGTTCCATAAGCTACAGCAGTATCCACAGGGTCTAAGAAATAACCTGCCATACTACCCATAAAGTAAGAAGTATCACCTGCTGCTGACCTTTTACGTTCATCATCAACTAGTTTAATCTCATGGGATACTTTACGTGCAGCAGCAGTGCCTTTATTTATTCCAGCATCTATGACCTTTTTAACAAGGTCTTTATCAAAGATACCAGTTGTAAGTTCTTTAGCCACATCAGTAGTAAAAGGAGTATCCTCTTCAGGAAAGGAACTAAGCAGCCTGAATGTAGACAAGGCAGTACCTTCGGTAAACTGTTGTCTAGCATAACCACTTAGAAATCCTGTTGCTTCTTCTTTTGCTTGCTTGGCTGCTTTTTCCATTTCAAGATTGGTAAATCTACCAGTGGTAGGGGCGGGAGACATTCCCCCAAACCCCATCTCTTCTAGAGTATTCTCAAAAGTATTGTCAGCCATGCTGTATCCTTATTATTGAGACATTAATAACTTAGCCATCCTATAAACTCGCTGAGGAGTTTGTTTATGCCATGCAGTTTCACCAGTCATATTACCTTTTTCATCATAATTATATAGCATATGATCTATTGCGTTCAGTATTTCTTCCTTACGTTGTTTAGAATTAACTGGTAATTTAGCAGCGGTTTGTAAAGATTTAGAAAACTTTGTAAACTTAGAAAACACATTATCTATTCCTAATTGATAACTCATGCCAATCAAGGAAGCTTGTTGTGCTGGAGTAAAGGTATTAAAGCCTTTTACTTTTTGACCTAACTTAGTGCCTATCTTTTTTTGTTTAATAGCCAGTATTTTATCTGCTTCTGCTTTTGTAATTGAAATGGGTTTACCACTTTTATCTTTATTAGCTATAAGGGCTAATTCATCAGGCTCTAGACTTTTTAGATAAAAGCCATAGCCGATAGATTGGTCATCACCATCCTTGTAAGGTTTACTTTGGAAAGGTAAGTCTCCTTGTTCTTCGGCTATTAACATGTTAGTTGTAATAGTTTCTGTACTTGTTCCCCATTCTTTAGGAATAGTTCCTGTACCTTTATATAAAGAAAGCGAACCTGTGCCTGTTTCTGCTGCACCTGCTTCTGTACTACCAAAGACGTTGTTTAACAACTCACCACCTAAGTCTAAAGCATCGCCAGCAAAACCTACCATATCTTTACCAAGCTCTACATTAGCTTTCCACATAGTTTGTAAGATATCATTATCTAATGAGAAAGCTTTCTTAATGTCCTTAGCTGTGTCAGTTTCCATGAAATCATCAAAGGTCATTTCAACAAGAGGCTTAGTAACAGTAGGTGTATAGTTTAGCTCAATGTCATCTTCAGGTGTAGACTCAACAATAGGTGCAACTGTTTGTTGGTAATTACCAATAGCATCGTCAATAAACTTAAACTTTTGCTGAGTAGCTATTGTTGTTAAGTCAATTGTACCTAATGGATACTGAGCAGCAGTTGTGCTAATCTTACCCTGAGAGCCTGTACCAACTGCATAGACTTGTAGTTGATTAGCATTAGTCGGATCATTCTGAACAAGTAAACTAAACCCACCTACTTGTTTTACACTCTCAACGCCTAAGACAGACGTAGGTATAAGACGTGGCGAGTAGTTGTACATCTTACTTACAGCAGCTACAAACTCTTTATTTTGCATAGCATCTTTTAGAGCTTGTTCAGCAGCATTTAATTGTAATTCCTGATGTGACCCACTCTCTGCTTTGATAGCCATCAATGTTCCATCAGGCATAGTCATAGCTTTATAATCAGCAGCTACTTCTTTAATAGCAGAACTCTTAGCATCTTCCTCTGAAATCAAGGGATTGGTTGATTTCTTAATTCTAGCTAAGTTTTCTGCATCTGTGCTTAGTACTGATAAGTTTGCTGTTTCTTCCAGATTAGTAAATGTAAACCAACCAGTAGGTCCAGACGGATCAATTTCTGCCGAAAGATCGTCAGTGGTAATATTAATCTTAGGTGTGGTATCAATGTCAAACCTCTGTGCCATATCTATAGCTTCTTTAAAGGTCTTGTTAGCTTGCATAGCACTCTTAATAGTGCGATACATTTCCAGTGACTTTTTGTCACCCTCAAACATTTGAGAGATACCTTCTGATCCTAAGTAGTCTTCAACTTCTGCAAGTTGGTTAAATGCTTTCTCAGATGTCATAAGATTACCGAAGACTTTTTCACCAGCAATCATATCAAACTGGTTCATATCACCCTGCCAGATTGCTTTAGCATCTCGTAGGGCTGCTGAGACTTCTGGGGGTTTACCACCAACAGCAGCATAGGCAGCAAAGTGTCTGCGTTTAGCTGAAGCTATAATAGCTTCTTTAATAGCTACAGCTTGCTCACCCTCTGCTGGTTTTGACTTTAATGCTTCTATCTCAGCCGCTGCCATGCCTTCTAAATGTACAAGAATGTCAGCTTTACCAAATTTTGTTGTAAAGGTAACACCATCTATAGTAGCCGTAGTATCTGTATCAAAGTTAAGATTTTTGAAATCACCATCAATAGCTAGTTTAGCTAAGTTCTTAGCATACTTTGAAGCTGCTAATTTTTGTAAAGCAGTTTTATTAGTATTTGCAGCTTTTGCTTGGCGTGATGCAATCTTTGCACCAACTTCACGATTACGTTCAACATTAAGTTGGTTCTTAGACTCAGGACCAGCTAAGTAAGCTACAAGAGGACTGTTAACTCTGTTAGGATCAGCCGTATCTATATCAGCCAGCTTTACCATTTCATCGTTAATCTTAGCATCATCATAGCGTTCTGGATGAGCCTCTAAGAAGCTTTGACGTACAGCAGCAATTTGCTCTACCCCACCTTCTAATGTAAGTCCCCCATCTTGTACTTGTTGATTGATAAGTAAAAGTGTGTTTTTAAAACCCTCATCTAGTTGGTCATAGTTACGCTGTACTTTAGAAGGAGCGTACTTAGTTTTCATAAAGGTAACGTCAGCTAGTGCTAAGTCACCCTCAAGGGCATCAATTAATTCTGGTTCAAGATCAGTAGACCTTAGTTTATCAAGGTAAGGAGCATAAGCTTTTTTACGTTTTTCTAGGTAGGCAGCTTCGCCCATGTCTAGATTAGTTGTCTCATTCTTTGCATATTCTAGAGTAAGATCACCAATAAGAGAGATACGTGCTTGTTCTAGTTGGTTCTCTTTCTTTGCTCTAATACCGTTTTGGATTTCCTGTTCTCTTTTAAGACGTTTAATCCTACGATCAGTAGCATCCGCTTCCATAGCAGGAGCAATAGCAGAAATAAACTGGCTTAAAGGGTTTTCAGGGGTTTGATCTGGGGCTAACACTCGCATTGTTTCAACAACAGGAGCAGTACCACCTTGAAGGTTAGCTTGTGTAGGAGCATTAAGTTTTGCTACCTGTACTCTTTGCTTTGCCATGTGTTACTCCTGTGGAAACATAGTAAAAGGTTGTCCAATGGCACTAGGATCATAACTACTAATAGGATTTTTACCTTCTAGTCCTATGCTAGCCAAGAAGCTACCTGATTCTCTACCAGCTACGTTAAGTTCTGTACTATAAGCACTAGCGGCAGTACTAATTACAGCCTTAAGAAAGCTAGGCTCTTGACCACGTGGCATAGAGTTAATACGGTTTAACGCTTCTGTGTTATATCCTACCTTCTGGTCATCAATAGCATCTAGGATTTGATTTACGTTAGAGTTAATAACATCAGTACCACGTAATCTACGTGCTGTGGTCATCTTTTTTTGTAAGTCTACAGAGTTACCTGATACCCCAGCTTCACCAGCAGCCACGGTCTGTGCGCCTTCTGTTTCTAAAGCTCTGATAGCTAGGTCTAAGCGTTGTCCTGCTGCTGCTTCTGACTCTTGAATAGCTCGCTTGTTTAAGCTTTGTATCTTTAAGTCACGTGCTTCAGCAGCATTAATTCTATTCTGTTGATACCTAGCTTCATCTATTTTGGCTTGTTGTTTTGCCCCTAGAAAACTGCTAACACCGCTAGCAATTGTCATCATGGTCATCGGATCCATTTTATATCCTCACAAATTCTAAAAAGGGTTTGTTACCAACACCCCATGTGTCATGTCTCTTAATGAATACGCATCCTATATACTTTAACCAGTTGAGTGCTACTGTATACTCAGCGTCACACGCATTGGTCAGTACTGGATACTTC